GAAAGCAAAGCAGGTGAGCGTGGTATCTTCAGCCGCATAGCAGCTAAGAACATTGCAGCCCGTAATGGACGTAGAGACGCTGACCAAGACTTTGGCACTAACCCTTGCTCTGAGATCATCCTGCGCTCTAACCAGTTCTGTAACCTCTCAGAGATCGTTGTACGCGCAGAAGACACGCTGGACACACTGAAGGCTAAGGCAGAAGTAGCAGCGATCATAGGCACGTTACAAGCCACTCTGACAGACTTCCGTTACCTGCGTAGCTGCTGGAAGAAGAACACAGAAGAAGAAGCTCTGCTGGGCGTTAGCATGACAGGTATTATGGATCATTATCTATTAGGTAAAAGCTCTCCAGACTTGTCTAAGTGGTTGGAGGAGATACGAGATGTTGCTGTGGCAACTAACAAGAAGTGGGCTGTTAAACTTGGCATCAATCAGTCTGCTGCTATTACATGCGTTAAGCCAAGCGGTACTGTTTCTCAGCTTGTCGATTCTGCTTCTGGCATTCACCCTCGCTTTTCTGAGCATTACATTCGCAGGGTTCGTTCAGACAAGAAAGACCCTCTTGCAGCGTTTATGTCAGCAAAGGGTTTCCCAGTAGAACAAGATGTGATGAGTGAAGCGTCTCTAGTGTTTGGCTTCCCTGTTAAAGCACCCAAGGGTGGTACAACAGTTAAGCAAGTAGGCGCTATGCAGCAGCTACAGCTATGGAAGGACTATCAGAACTTCTGGTGTGAACATAAGCCAAGTATTACTGTGTACTATACGGACAGCGAGTTCTTGCAAGTAGCACAGTGGATATGGGAGAACTTTGACATCTGTAGTGGTATTAGCTTGTTGCCAGTGAGTGATCATATTTATCAGCAAGCTCCGTATGAAGACATCACTGCTGAGAAGTACAAGGAACTACTAGCGGCTATGCCTGTAGATATTGACTGGGAAGACCTGAAGTACTTTGAAGAAGAAGATAATACAACAGGGTCTCAAGAGTTGGCGTGTGTTGGTGGAGCTTGTGAGATAGTGTAGCTTATAATTAACATTGTACATTATATGAAACAAAAGCCCTATAGAGTGTTCTATAGGGCTTTTTTGTTTACCTGCTTTTGTTGGCTCTTATTAAAGTCTCATAAACTCTAGGATTACGTACACGTAGCTCGTCAAGCTTACCCGCTTTTTCTAGCTTATCGTAAGCCTGTAGTTGTTGCTTTAGTGTTGCAGAGTTTAAAGTGTTAAGAGCAGGAGCATCCATGCTAGTATCTCTCTGTCCAGTTGACATTTCTCCCCTAATAAGAGTCTGGACTCCTTTTGAAATCGGTTGATCTGATTTTTGTAACACAGCGTTTAATGTTTTTTGCCACTGCTGTTGACCAGCTAGAAGTCTCTGCACTCCCTGCGTTGAAATAGTAGCACCAACTGCGATGCCTTGTATTGGGTTTCCAAAACCAAGAAGGGCGTTTGCAAAAAGTTTAAAGAAAGGAGAAGCATCTGTTTTAGCCGCTATTTGTTGATAACCTTTTACAGTTTCTTTAAGGCTGTTTAAGCGAATGTTCTCTACTTCTAGTTTTTTAAGAGCCTCTGCTTTATTCTCCGCATTAAGAATTTTAGAATTAGCTTGACCTTTTAAATTCTCTATTCTTTTTTGAGATTGTGACAAAGCAGCAGCAGCAGCTCTAGCCGCCTCTCTTGACTGCTTTGTTACCTGCTCTGTTGCTAGTTTTTGAATAGCCTTGTTAGATTGTTCAGTTTGTCTAATAATAGTGTTTGCTTCGTTTTGCAAAAAACCAGTACCTTCTTGAGCTGCTTTCTTGTTATTAGACAACACAGAGCCTAAATAATCTTCAGGAGTAAAAGAACCATTCTTTTTAGTGGCTTTTGTGATAGCATCCCTGACTATAATATTCTGACCCCATTGCTCTTTTTGCGCTAAAAAAGCCGCTTGCTGACTAGCGCTTAATTGCGGAAAAGTTATATCGTCTAATATTGAAACTAACTTCTTCAATACTATTCTATTACTAGCGTCTGCGCCTTCTGTGCCAAGTTTGTTGGCCATCTGTGCTACAGTTGTCCTAAGCTTGTTTAAAGTGTCTCCGTTAATTACATTTCCATTTTTAACATATGATTGTATATATTTTTCAATAACGCCAGCAGCGTTGACAGGCTTGCTCCCAGAGAGTCCTGCTAGAAGTTCAGCTTCGTCGCCTAAAGCAGTCCTGAGTTTTACAGCTACTTCTTGAGGGTTGACAGTAAACTCTTTTCCTTTAAGCATTTCAAAACCGTATTTATTCCACAAGGCATTGATTGATTTTTGTCTTTCGTGTAAATTAGGAAGACTAAAAATTAAATCTATTTCTTCTTTGGTTGCTCCACTAGGCATAGAATTTTTATGCGCCTGTACTCTTAGAGCTGCTTCAGCTGCGTTTGTGGCAGCGTCAGCATCAGCGACAGCGTTTAGTTTAAGGTTATCCGCTATTTCCTTAGATGCTATTTTTCTTTCCGCAGCAGTTAAATTCTGCGCTTCAAGTGCGGCTTCCGTTTCCCTTAGTCTAACAGCCTCAGCTTGTTTAGTAGTAGCTGCCAAACGACTATCAGCGTCTTTAATAGCAGAAGCAATAGTTTTCTCTGTGTTAGCAAGCTCTTGATCGGCAAGTGTTGTCCATCTTTTTTGTTGTTGAGCAATTAAACTATCAGCGCCAAAAGCATGTCTTACAATTTTGTTATAGCCGTATTCAAGAGCTTTTTCCACCTTATCTACTGAGTTTTTTAAAGCAGCCATACCAATCGGAATAAAATCACGACCTTTGCCAAGTTCCTGAGCAATTCTGTTTGTTGTTGCGCCATTGGCTACGTAGCTAACAAGAGCTGTTGCGGGAGCGCCTATAAGCATACTGACACCAGCTCCTGTTGTAGCAGCTTCGGTTAAATCCTCACCTTGTGGTGCAAAACCAGCGGCAGCTATCGCACCTGTGGCGGCAAGTGCTGGCAACTCAGAGGCTACTTTGGGTAAGAGAGTGCTTCCAAAACCTAATAGATTTTTCCCGCCAATGTCCCTAGCAATAGAAGCCTCAAAAGCAGTAGCTGGGGCAGGTGTCGTTGCTGCTCTTCCTAAAGCACTTTGAACACGCGCTTGTTGAAGACCTTGTACGCCTTGTTGTACTCTAGGAATAGACATAGCAGCCGCCCCAGCAGCTTTAGTAGTAGCGGCTATACCTGTTTTAACGGCGTTATACACTTGAGAACCAGAACCAAAACCACCAATTAAATTTAATGTTAACCCTAAACCTGAGTTATCTTCAGTCCAAGCAGCTCTTTCGCTTTCTAACTGGCCTAGCATTTCTCTTCGGACATCGTTATAAGAAGGCTTTGCAGTAACAGTCCCTTCTCTATTTTGTAGAGCTTGTGGAAGCTGTACGTTGCTTTCTTCTGGCTGTAGAAATGCTTGATAAAGACCTGCTGAAATACTAGCAGCTACTTCGTCAGACCACCCCCAAAAATACCCATCCAGCAAAGCTCGGCTTCCCATTGTAACGTCTTCTAACCAGTCTTCTTTAGCTGTTGGAGAATCACGCAGTATAGAAAGTTCTACTGGGTCTGTTACAGGAACATCACTTTTATTTGCCTTAGCTTTGTTTACAGTTTTATTTTTCCACTGAGCTTGTAAAAACTCCAGCTCTTTAGGGTTTGTAATTTCAGACATGTGTTACTCCGTTGCTGGGGGGTTTGCTGGAACCTCATAGAAAGTATACCCATCGTAAGTATAAACTCTCTTTCCGTCTGATGTTTCACTTACCATGTGAGCGTATGCTGGGTCATCCCAGTTAATATCTGGTTCTAACCCTTGGCTAATTTTTAAAAGATTACCAAGGTTTTTTTCTATTGCTTGTAAAGTAGGCTCAATCGTGTCTGGCAAAGCTGCGTCTAATTTAGCAATGTTGTCTTGAAGTGCCGAAAACTCCATTGCGTTTGTTGCACCTAGTCCAGTAGCTCCTGTGCTGCTTTTTGCTTTTAAATCTGCTATTGCAGTCAAAGCTTGCGCTGATTTTATAGGGGCGATAGCGTTTTCTAAATTTGCATAAGTAGAGCCTCCAATAAAAGCTCCGTAAATTGGACTTTGTTTTTGAAGGGCCATGCTTTGTTCAGGAGATAAAATAGAATCGTCTATAACGGTTTTAACAGCTAAACGAACAGCTTTTGCTTGTTCTATTAAAGCGTTTCTTTTTATAACAAGGTCTTGAGTGTACTGTGCCTTTTTTTGACGCTCTACCTCTTTTTCTTGTGCAACAACAGCCTCGCTTTTTGCAGAAGTTCTATTTATAACCACTCCAGCAGTATCAGGATTGGTAGAAATTGTCACAAACTCATCTCCAACTTGTTTAATCTCAGGTGGATATATTTTTTCTTCTTTTGGAGGAGCGCCTAAAATTTCAATACCTTTAGTCATCGCTGCTTGGTTGCCTAGTCTAATTGACGCGGCAAGCTGTGGATATGTGGCATCAAGTCCTTTTGCAACTGCTTCTGCCTGTGCTGTTTTAGCAGTTGTCTGAGCTGTTGTCTGATCTTTTTTAATTAGTTCTTGACGCAACTCCGCAGCCTTAGCAGGATCAGCAATGCCCAACAACTTAATAAACTTCTGTTGATATTCTGGATCGTTTCTATCGAGTTTAATCAACTCAGTTTTAGCCATGTCTACAGGGTTTTGCTGTGACGGCATACCAAACAAACCTTCACCAGCACGTTGCATTCCTTGCGCTTGTTGCGCTCCAAAAGCCATGCGCTGCTGTGCTGCCGTGGGCAACGAGAAAGGGTCTATTTGTTGGTTCTGTCCACTGATGCCTGTGAGCAAACCCGCGTAATCAATATTAGCCATTATTAAGCTCCTGTAGGAGTAGGTGTTGGAGTTGCGGTAGGCTCTTCTTTTTTCTCGCCTAGCCAACTATTCAAAATGCTGCCCAATAGACCACCAGAAGCTGAAGGATTGTCTTTGCCAATAGCTGCATAAATCTGAGCAATTTTAGCTTGATCAAGAGGACTTGCTTGTTGACCTAATAATAAATTCATTAGTCCTTGTTGCTGTTGTAGCTGCAGACGGTTGCCTAAGTCTTGTCCTTGAATATATCCTTCAATACCTCTACCAGACATTTGAGCACCAAGCTCTGCGCCAGTACGCTGTCCAGCGGCTGTGTAGCCAGCAGGGACTTGACTTGCTTCCAGTAGCGACAGTGCTTGCTGCTGTGGTTGATAACCAGCGCCTAATAAGCCTGTAGCGCCTGCTAGAGCCTGCTGTTGTTCTGCCATAGCCTGCTGACGAGCACCTAGACTAGCATTCGCCATAGCCTCTTGACGTGCCTTCTCATACGCAAACTGCTCTGGTGAGCCACCGTACTGAGCAGTCTGTAGACCACCACGACCACTAGCAAACAAGTTCTCCTGCATTGCCAAACGCTGACGTTCTTCCTCTGGCATCTGCGTAGCTCTGATCTGCTCATAGATAGCTGCTTGTTGTGCGGCAGGGTCTTGACCAACTTGACCAAACAAGTTCTGAGCCTGTCCCATCAATTGATTTTGAAACGCTTGTTGCTGAGGAGAAAGATTAACACCAAAGCCACCTTGAGCAGTAGTGCCTATGTTAGCTAAACCACTTGTAACAGTGTATGGTTTAAATGTAGAGTAATCTCTGGCTTGCTGCCCCGCTTGCTCAGACAGCATTCTGGCTTGTTCTCCAGAGGCTTGAGCACCCTTAATGTTTTCTTGACTTAGATAATAACTACCAAGACCACCGAGAGCACCTGTAATAGTATCTTGATTGCCTGTTAAAAAATCCATTATCTCATTCGCCATTAGAATGTACCTCCAGTAATAGTACCAGCCGTTAGTGTACCTGAGACATTGACGGTGACGGCTGTCATTGTTCCTGTAAAGGTAGGATCAGCTTTGTTAGATTTAGAATTGACAGCAGTAGCAATGTTGTCAAACTCAGTGTTGATTTCAGTACCCTTAACAATCTTAGCGGGATCGCCAGAACTGAGGGAGTCCTTAGTTGCAAAGTTAGTTGTCTTAGTATAATTAGACATTAGATAAGTCTCCCTAGTAGAGCGTGTATGTCGATCTTTTGAATTGAGAAAGCAGAGTTGTTAATCTGAGCTTCGATACCTACTGTTACAACAGAGCCGTTACCACTAGCGTTTACTTTTGGTGTGTTAATAACAACAGCAGCAGAATACTCAGCAGTTGTGTTATACTCGCTAATGCCATACTCAGCTAAATTAGTAGAACCAAAAATAAAAGGTTGCTTTGTATAATCAGATGTGTAATCATAGCCCCAGTTGAGCGTTGTAGGCGTAGACTGTCCACCAATAATGGTTAAGTTAAACTTCTTTAAAAACTTCAAGTTAGCTGGGCTTTCAAAGTCAAGTGGGTTACTGAAATAACGCAGCTGATACTGTTCTGTATCGTCTAAGTAACCACTATATTCTACAATGCCGTCAGACACTCCCATGTGAAGCGTACCGTCGTCACAGCGAGTAAAGACGTTAATGCCCATCCCAGACCATGTTGTAACCCTATGTGAATCATTCTCTAGCGGGACACGCATGTCAAAACAATATATTATACCGCTATCTGGAAAAGAAAGCAAGTAAAAAGCTTCTTCTTGGCTGTATAAAGATTTGATAGGGTTGTTCTGCTGTTGAATCAAACTAACCAAATCATTACGAACATTCTTGCTGATGTCTCTCATTGGCAAAGACTTCTCTTGAATAGTCCTTCCCAGCGTACGCACACCTGTGTTAGATAAAAATATAAGGTCTGTCCCAGTGTGCTGTACAGAATCACGAGCAACACAACCAACGCCTGCTACGGTGTCTGCAAGCGTCATAGTGCTTGGAGACTTAGCACCGCTATAGGTAAGTATAGACTTCTTACCAAAGATGATTAGAAAGCCATTGTGAGCCGCTAGTGCCACTATCTCGTCAAAGCCTTCTGGCCATACGTTAGTTAAGTCTAAGCTGCCTGAAGAGCCTCCTGACCAATGTGAACCATCTAGTAAATGACTCCAGTAAACAGTGTGCTTGTTACCTACTACATCAGCTACCCACAAGCGCCCAAAAGCTGCTAGAGCTTCGTTACCCTGCGGCATAGTGCCTGTGCTGTGTGCGTGTGCGCTTATACGCTCTAGTGTAAACGGAGCAGCTTCATTAGTGCCTATCAACGGCTCGTGTCCACTCTGTACCATATATACATGGTTAGCCAGTGTGACGCACTTCCAATTGTTTGCTGTTGCTATATAACCTGCTGGCGTGTAATCAACCAACGTAGTATCACCAACAAATACTTTTAAATTACCTGCTGATAGCAACCTTCTATCGCCACTATAGTCAATAAACTGATGCAGCGTCTCTATTCCTCTGCTGCTGCCCAGCAAAGAAGCTCCGTTGGTTGTTGAGTACTGATAGCCCTTACGCGCTCCTACACGACCTAGCTGATCAATAACACAGTTGTCAGCTACAGCGGCAAACGAAGGGTCTAAACCAATAGGAGAGTCTTGGGTGTTTAAACCAAAAAA